AGCCCTACCTCAATGTCGCCCAGGGGTACCGCGGCGGCAACAGCGCCGGTGTGGCGCTGCCGTTCGGCACCGACATGGAGCTGATGGGCGTCAAGGGCAACCTGCCGTCGGGCTTCATCCGCCAGGCCATCGAGTACCACGACAAGCAGATGGCGCTCGCGGCCCTGGCCCACTTTTTGAACCTGGACCGCGGCGGCTCCTACGCGCTGGCCTCGGTGCAGTCCGACACTTTCAGCGAAGGCGTGCAGCAGGTCGCCGAAGACATCCGCGACACCGCCCAGGCGCACATCGTGGAGGACCTCGTCGACGTCAACTGGGGCCCTGACGAGCCGTGTCCGCAGCTGGTGTGCGAGGAGATCGGTTCACGCCAGGACGCGTCGGCCGCCGCGCTGCAGATGCTGGTCGGCGCCGGGCTGATCACCCCAGATCCGGGCCTTGAGGCATTCGAGCGCCAGCACATGGGTCTTCCGGCGGTCGATCCAGACCTGCAGGACCAGAACAACCAGCAGTACCCGAAGCAGGATGCGCCGACGGTGACCGACCCGATCCCGACCGCTGCGCCCACGCAGGGCTTCACTTCGCGGGCGCGGGTGTCGGCCTCATCCGGGCGTAACCGTGTGACCATCCATCCCGAAGGGCAGGTGACCCTGTGGTGAACCTCGTGACAGTGCCGGGCGTTGAGCTGATGCGTGTCGGCAAGTGGAATCTGTCGACCGGCGAGTGGGAGTGCACCGGCAAGGAGATCGCCGCTGCGATCGACGCCCATCAGAAGGGGCTGCTGCGTAAGCCGGTGATCCGCCTGGGCCACAACGATCCCCGTTTCTCCGGCGACCCGGCGGTGGGCTGGATCGACAACTTGCGCGCCTCGGCGGACGGTGAGGCGCTGATCGGCGACATGGTGGGCGTCCCGGAGTGGATCGCCGAAATCCTGCCTTCGGCGTATCCGTCCCGCTCGATCGAGGGGCTCTACGACTACACCGCCCCGGACGGCAGCAGCCATGAGTTCGTGTTGACTGGCGTGGCGCTGCTGGGTGCGACGCGGCCGGGTGTCGAGTCGCTGCAGAGCCTGCAGGACGTGGCGCGGCTCTACGACATCGCCGCGGCCGGTCAGGTCGGCGGTAAGGCGATCGAGCTGACCATCGAGGCGGCCGACGCCAAGCCCTATGGCGACGTGGCCTACGCGGACCCCGGCTATCAAAAAGACGGCAAGGAGCGTTACCCAATAGATTCTGCCGCCCACGTAAGAAGTGCTTGGTCCTACATCAACATGCCCAAGAACCAGAAGGACTACAGCGCAGCGGAGCTGGCGCAGATCAAGGACCGTATCAAGGCTGCTGCCAAGAAGTTCGGAATTACCATCGAAGCCGCCTCGGCTTCCGAAACAAAAGGAGGGGCCACTGTGGCTCTACCCGACAAGGTCGCGGAGGCGCTCGGTATCGACGCATCCGCCGACGAGGACGCCATCCTGGCCAAGATCGCGGCGCTCACCCCCGCGCCGAAGGCCGAGGCCGAGCAGGCCGCGCCAGAGCAGGTCGCCGCGGCCGCCGGTGTCGTGCAGGGCCTCGTGCAGATCGAGCGGGCCCAGCTCGACGAGCTGAAAGCCGCTGCGGCTCAGGGCGTGGAGGCCCGCGCCCGTCAGATCGCCGAGGAGGACGAGCGCACCGTCATGGCCGCGATCGGGCAGGGCAAGATCGCGCCGGCCCGCAGGGAGCACTGGCTCAACGCGCTCAAGGCCGACCGCGACGGCACCAAGCAGGTACTCGCGTCGCTGGCCGCCGGGCTCATTCCGGTCACCGAGGTCGGTCACCAGGGCGTGGCCGGGCACATCAGCGCTGAGGGCGCGCCCGACGTCGAGGCGCAGGCTGTCGACTACGCCCACTCCCGCGTCATGGCTGCGCTGGGTTTCCCCGTCAAGAAAGAGAGCGTGAACTGACATGGCTGGACAAGATTACGTTCCTCTCGCCACCTCCGGTATCCAGTGGTCGTGCATCGCTGGTGCGGCGATCACCGCCGGACAGCTCGTCGCGATCACCGCCGGATCGCTGACCGGCGGCGGGGTGAACCCGACCGTTGAACCCACCTCCGCCGCCACTGCGGCAGCGGTCGGCGTGGCGGCCATCAGTGTCGCGTCCGGGCAGCCGGTGAGCGTTTACTTCGGCGGCCTGCATGTGCTGGCCGCGAGCGGGTCGGTCACCGCTGGTGACCCTGTCGTGGCCGCGGCTTCCGGGGCTGTGGCCGATCTCGGTGCCGGTACGACCTATGACCAGGTTGTGGGCCGGGCATGGAGCGCGTCGTCGGGCGGCTACGTGGCCGTGCGTCTCCGCGAGGACTAATACCGCCGAGGACTGACACCGCCGGCGCCACACAAAAGAGCACGCGCCAACCCCGAAGCCCAGCAGGGATCGGGGTTTTTTTAACCCCGAAACCCGCTGCGCCGCAGCACTTTTCATAGAAAGGGGCAGGTCGATATGCCATTTATGCAGCCGCCTCCGTTTCCCACCGGGAATCTCGCCACCCAGGACATCTACTCGATCAGTCGTTACCTCAACGACCCGACGATGGTCTTGCGTGCGCTCCGCACCATCGCGGACCAGATTTTCATCGGCAACAAGATCCTCACCGGCCAGCTCTACACCAAAGACGGCGCGGCGATCTACGAACAGATCGAGTCGATCTTCGCGGCCAACACCCCGCAGGCCGTCCAGCCGGGCGACGAGTACCCGCTGACCCCGGTCCCGACGGGTCCCGCGCAGATCGCCACGGTGCTCAAGTGGGGCCTCGACACGCTCATCTACGACGAGTCGATCAGCCGCCAGAACTTCGACGTCGTGGCCCGGGACTTCATCAAGCTCGTCAACAGCGTGTATCAGTACATCGACGGGTTGATCATGTCGGCCTTCGTGGCGGCGATCACCCAGACCGTCAACGCCGGAGCCTCTTCTATCAGCGGCACGGGGCCGAGCGGCGGTGCGAACTGGAATGGTGCGGGCACCAACGCGCCCAAGATCATGCGCGACGTCATGTACGCCGAGCAGCTCATGCGCTCGCTCAAGCAGGGTTACAACGCCGACGTGGTGGTCTGCGACCTGCAGACCTACGCGGCCGTCATGGGCGACCCCAACATCGCCCCGATGGTGCCCCGTGAGGACTTCGGGCGCGGCGTCAGCGACATGCCGATCATGCAGGGCATCAAGACGGGCCTGCAGACCCGCCTGCTGGGTAAGACGTGGCTGGCCACGCCCAACCTGCCCACCTCTGTGGGTGGGGAGTTCGGCCCGTTCGCCGCGGTGTGCGACTCGACGGTGCTGGGCGCGATGCTGGACGAGGAACTGCCCGCCCCGGGCTATGTCGGCTCACAGAGCGACGGCTCGGCCGACGGCGACGGCCGGTCGATGATCCAGGTCAAGACGATGCGCGAGGACACGCAGGACCGCTGGCGCATCCGGGCGCGGCGCTGCACGGCGCCCATCATCATCGAGCCCAAGGCCATCGTGCAGATCGCGGGTGTCTGATGGCCTACCGTCTGGCACCCGGGACCCCGCTGGTACCGGCCAAGGACCAGGCCGGCCGGCTCCACTACTACTACCAGCACAACCCGATCATTCCGTGGCTCAACGACGAGCAGCGCGAACACTTCCTGCGCAATGGGCTCGTCGAGGAGATCGACACGGCCGCGACCGGGTCGACTTCCCCGGAGTCGGGTGCCGCGCCGGGACGCCCGGCCAAGACTGCGCCCCAGGAGAAGTGGGTCGAGTTCGGTGTCGCTCAGGGGCACGACCGCGCCGAGCTGGAGTCGTTGAGCAAGCCGGAACTCCTCGATCTGCTCAGCTGATGGGCGACGCCGTGGTGAGCGTCGGCCAGGTCTGCGCCGAGATTCCGCTACCGCCGGTATCGGCGGTGCAGGTGCTCAATTCCAGCGGTGGTCTCGGTGACCGCGCCGGCGCGCCCGATGTGGTGGTCAACCAGGGATCGGCGGCGGCGCTGACTCCCCAGCAGGTGGGCTGTCGACTGCGGCCCGGCGAGTTTCATGTGTTTCCGCTGACATCGCCGGCCACGGGTAAGCCGGTGGCGCTCTACGCCATCGCGGATGGCCCAGAAGCCGAGCTGACGCTGCTGCTGACCGACGACTAGGAGGTTCGGTGAATCCGTTTCTGGACCTCGCGGGCTTCCAGGAGCTCTGGGACGGCCCACCGCTGACCACCCAGCAGCAGGCCATCGCCACGCTGCTGCTGCAGGTCGCCTCGAACTGGATCTACGACAACGGGCCCCAGGGTCAGGCGTTGCCCCAGAACGATCCGACCGCGCAGTTCGTGGTATGGGACGTGGTGTCCTCGGCGGTGCGCTACCAGCGCTACAGCAAACTCGCGTCGTTCTCCCGAACGACCGGGCACCGCATGGACGGCGGCAGCTTCACCGATCCCATGAAGGCGCTCGAATTCACCGACAACCACAAGCTGCTGCTGGGTATCCCGCTGCGCTCTGTGCCGATGTCGTCGTGCCGCGTGAACGACTTCGACGCCGAGGACCAATACCAGGGCTGGCCGACACGCTGGTCCGACGAGACCGGCAACGTCGGCTGGGACTGGTGGGAGTACGACGGTGACTGAGTACCCCGGCGGGGAAACCCTCGGCATCGTCGAGATGATCCCGAATGGCACCGTCGACGAGCTGAATCAGAACGTGCGCGTGCCCACGGTCGTCTCCTGGGTGTACGGGTGCGTGTTCGAGCCGTACTCGCGCGGCCCGGTCGAGGAGCAGTCCGACACGATCACCAGCCACGAGCGGGCGTGGGCGTTTCTGCCTTACGTCGCGGGCTCGGGCATCCCGGGCATCGACGTCACCACCGGCGCGCAACTGTTCGTGTCGATCGACAACGCGACCTGGATTCAGCCGCAGCGCGCCAATGATCCTGTGGCGCAGCGTAACTACAAGACTCAGGGCTTGCCTGAGATCGAGTACGACATCGACGGTGCCCCGTCGTACGCCTGGGTTGTGTGCGAATGGCACGGCGGATGAGTATCGAAGCCGAAATTTCGGCGTGGCTCAGTTCCGCGGAGGCAGCCCACGAGCTGCACAAGTTCGCCGAGCGTGTAGCCGAGCACGCCCGCGGTCTGGCCGCGGTGTTCGGGACGGGCCGCGACGACCGGCGCCAGGAGCCCCCTGAGGGATCTCCTGGGGATTTCCGCGACTCCATCAAAGTGAAGACGACCGGCGAAGTCGGGCACCTTCGCGTGGGCTCGGCCGACAAGATCGCGCTCTGGCAGGAGCTGGGCACGCGGCATTTCCCGGAGGACGCCATTTTCGCCAAGACCGCCAAGTATTTCGGGGGCACCGGGCCGGTTTTCGACGAGGGTGTGCAGTACGCGCAGTCGCATCTGCGCGATGCGTTGGAGAGGCTGGGGAAGATCGGCGCCGAGGGCGCGACTCTGGATCGCATTGCCGCTCAGCGCAAGATCGTCGAGCAGGCGCGCACGGCACGTTCGTCGGCGTTCAAGGCCGCGCGTCCGCGCCGGCGGGGGCGCCGGTGAGCCTGAACTACGGGCGCCCGGCCAATCCGGAGGCGTTCGTCGTCAAGGTGCTGGCCCCGCTCGGGCTGCCGGTGGGACCGGAGCGCAGTCAGGAGACGGCGCTGCCCTGCTATGTGGTGACCGCGGTGGCCGGCAAGTCGGATCGGTTCATGCTGTGCGCCACAGTGTCGGTGCACAGCTTCGCCGCGGGCGACGGCGCTACCGACATGGGTCGCGCGCAGGCCAGCGACGCCGCCTGGAATGCCGACAACCTGCTGCTCTCGCTGACCCCGGCCGACGTCTTCACGATGCCCGACGGGCGGGCGGCAAGCGCCTGGGTGGACCCCATCATGCCGCCGGTGTTCGCCGACTACCGCGACCCGTTCATCAAGCGCTACGTCGCCCGCTACGACGTGCGGCTGCGTTTCACCCCTACGCAGTAGACCACCTCAAACCTGTTGCCGCCCAAGCCAATCCGGCTGGGCAGTTTCCGTATGAAAGGGAAAGATTATGGGATTGCCCGCCACTGGTGGCACTGAGGCCGAGATCCTCGAACCGACCACGAACCCCCTCGGTGCGCGGTACTGGCAGACCGTCTACGCGCTGGTGCGCGACTATCACAACGCCGACGGCACCGTTTACAACATGGCCGACCCCTCGGTGGGCCTCACCATTTGCGAGGACGGCGTGGCCCGGTTCACGCCGTTCGCGGCCGACGGTGTCTCCATCCGCGGCGATCTGCTGGCCTCGGCGTTGTCGCCGAATCAGGGCTTCTACTCGGTGGGTTTCTTGAAGCCCGACAGCGTGTCGGTCACCCCCGACCAGACGATGACCCAGACGCCGACCGCGCAGACGATCCGGTCTGTGCGCAACGTCTTGTCGAAGCTCGAAGACAAAATCATGTTCGAGCCGATCGAAGACTCACCGCTGGTGCGCTACCTGGACTACGAGCTGCCCACCATCAACGGCGTGCCCGCCCAGGGCACCCCGAACCTGGTCATCTCCCGGCCGCTGCGCGACGTCCCGGTCGAGCGCGTCCTCGTGCTGATCGGCGTGGACGGCCTCGGGCAGCTCAAGGCCCGCGTCTTCCCGCGCGTCGTCACCGACAAGAAGGGAAAGATCGAACTCGGTTTGAAGGCGCCGGAGTCCTCGGCGCTGACCTACGACGCGCTGCCGGACCCGTTCTCCCGCGCCGTCGAGTGGTCGTGCTACGGCGGCTCGCAGTGGAATGCCTCGGGCGACTTCGACTTCCAGACCACAGCGCCGGTCGTCACCCCGGTCACGGGCCTGGACGCCAATATCGTGTTCCCGACGCCGATCGACGTCACGAGCCCGGTCTACACGGTGGCGCTGCAGGAGACCGCGGGCGCCGCGTTCACCTCGGCCACGCTGTCCGGATCGCCCACGGTGTCCGGCGGATTCACCACGGTCAAGATTTCGGGCCTGACGGCGTCGACGACCTACAACGCGGTGCAGGTGACCGCGACCGGCTCGAACCTGACCGCGACGTCTCCGGTGTCGGCTCCGTTCACCTCGACCGCTCTCTGAACCCCGCCGGGGCGTCCGCGGTGTGGCCGGGCGCTCCGGTGGTGCCACACATCCGCCACGCAGGCAAGGACGTGCTAGTCATGGAGACCCCGCAGATTTTCGACTCGTTCGAAGCTGCCCGCGAGCAGGCCGCCGAGACGCTGGGATTCGTTGCCAGTGAACGGGTCCGCACCCCCAGTGGTGAGCTGTTCGAAATCCCGAATCCGTCGCTGCTCGACGACGATCAGCAGGCGCGCTACGACAAGCTGCAGCTCGACGTCGAGAGCTGGGACCATCACCCCGATGTGCTCAACGAGGATGGCTCGGTGCGCGTCAAGGGCGCGCTCATGGAGCCCCAGCGCAAAGGGGGCAAGCTCGTCGAGAACTTCAACGTGCAGCTAGCCAAGGCGATCCTCGGGGAGCGTTACGAGGCGTTCCGCAAGGCCGGTGGCCGCGGCAACGACGTGGCGTTCATCTGGTGGAAGATGAACAAGGTCTTGGCGGATCGGCGTGCCGCCGACTCTAAAAGTCGTGCAGGCGCTGGGGCTGTGGCGTCTGTTCCCGGCGCAGATCGAGGCGGCGCTGAGCCGGTATCACGGCCGCTCGATCCGGGAGTGGCTGCGTCCTGACTTCACGATGAGCAGCCGCGAGCTGCTCGCGTTGCTCGACGAGCTTCCCCCCGACTCGAAGTTCCGCGAGGCGGCCGAGCGTACGTTCTGGGTCGGTGAGTACCAGGGCGGCGGCGAGCATCACGGCAAGCTGATCAAGCTGCCCGCGCGGGGCCGTCCGCCTCGCGACGTCAAGGTGGTCGCCACCTACGTGGACTGGACGCCGGAGCGGAAGTTGTTGGCGCGCAACACCTTGGAGATCGCGGCGATGCGCGCCGACGGCCGCGACTACACACCCGACGCGACGGGCCTCATTGAGCCCCTGGCCGCGATCCTCGCCGCCCGCAGGCGCGAGGAGGAGACCAGGCTGCAGGGCATCGGGGCCGATCACATCTTGGCGGGGCTGCACAGTAACGGAAGGCGGTGAGCATAGATGCCTGTCTATCTAGACATCGAGTCACGCGTCGACGAGCGCGCCGCTGCGGCAGCCGCGCGCAAGCTGATCGAGCAGTTCTCCGGTGTGGGCAACACGATCTCGCGCGACCTGGGCAAGTCCCTCGCGGGGGCCTTGGCCGGCGTGGACGGCCGCGCGGCGCGCGCTCAGATCATGGAGCTGCAGGCCGAATACCGGCGTCTGGCCGACGTCGAGGCCGACGCGGCGGCGCGCATGGTGCGCTCGATGGGCCAGGTGGAAGTCGCCCAGAAGCGCCTCAACGAGGTCACCGACAAGTACGGCGCGGACAGCAGCCGTGCCGCGGCAGCCAATGTGGCGCTTGCCGATTCGCACGCCCGTGCAGCCAAGGCCCAGCGCGACCAGGTCGACGCGATGGTGGCGGCCGAGGCCGCGCACGCCCGTCTCGGCCGCTCGGCCGATGACGCCGGCGAGTCGCTGACCAACCTGCAGAAGCTGGGGTCGAACCCGATCGTCAACGCTGTCGGCATCGGGTCGGTGGCGGCATTCGGCACGGCGATGTTCGAGACCGGCAAGAAGGCCGGCGACTTCCAGCAGCAGATGATCCGGCTGCAGTCCTCTGCCGGTGAGACCTCGAGCAACCTCAAGACGGTCAGCGACGGCATCCTGCGCATGGCCGGTCAGGTCGGCTACGGCGCCTCGGAGCTGGCCACGGGGATGTACACGGTGGAGAAGGCCGGGTACCGCGGCGGGGACGGACTCAAGGTGCTGCAGTCGGCAGCCGAGCTGGCCAAGGCCGAGAATGCCGATCTGGGTGAAGTCCTCAACGGCCTGACGACCTCGATGAACGACTACAACATCCCTGTCAGCCAAGCCGCCGATCTGGCCTCCAAGCTCAACGAAGCCGTGGGGCTTGCCAAGACGAACCTGCAGGGGTTCAGCGGCGCGCTGCACAATGTCGAGCCGACGGCGATGATGGCCCACGTCGGAATTGACCAGGTCTACGGCGACCTGGCGCGGCTGACCCAGAGTGGTATGTCGCCGGATCAGGGCAGCCAGAACCTCGCGCAGACGATCCGCAACTTCATGGGCCCGAACGCCCAGATGCGCGACGCGCTGGGCAAGTTGGGTCTGAGCGCGCACCAGCTGCAGACCGAACTCGGCGACCCCAGCGTGGGTCTCAACGGCGTGCTCAAGCAGGTCTCCGACCGGATTCGCCAGCTCGGCGGTCCCGACGGTCAGGTTGCGGTGAGCGCGTTCTACAAGAACATCGACGCCTCGAACGCGCTGAACACGGCGTACCAGGCGCTCTCGCCGCAGGCCAAGAAGTTGGCCGACGACCTGAAATCCGGCGCAATCACCCTGAGGGAGCTTCGGACCCAGGCCGTGATCGACCCGCAGCTCAGGCAGTGGATAACGATGCGCAGCACCGTCGATGGGCTGAGCACCAACCTCAAGAAGCTGCAGCCGGACCTGGAAACGGTGCAGCAGCTGTTCAAGGAAACCACCGGCGGCGCCGAAACGCTGAACGTCCTGGCGCAGCTGTACGGCAACCCCGAAGAGGCGCAGAAGACGGCTGACGCGGTCAGTCAGATCGGCTCCGCGACGACCGACGCGAAGGGTCAGGTTAAGGGGTTCGCCGACACCCAGAAGGGCCTCAACGCCCAGATGTCGGACGCCACGGCCGCTTTCGGCGCGGCGGCCACGAAGCTGGGTGAGGACTTCGTCCCGGCGATGACCACGGCCGCGCACTGGGCGACAGACTTGGCCGAGGTGCTCGGCGAGCATCCGGCTATCGCCGAGGCCGCGGCTACCGCCGTGGGCCTCATGGGCGGCGCGTGGCTGCTAATCAAGGGCTACAACCTGGCCTCCACGGTGCTGACGCCCATCGGCGCGGCCCTGGACCTGCTCTACCCGAAGCTCGACACGGTGGCCGGCAGCGCCACTGCGGCCGGGACTGCGATGAGCGGCATGGGGCCAGCGGCCCAAGAGGGCGCGATCGGCGTGGACGCGGCCGCCGGTGAGGAGGTCCTGGCAGAGGGTCGCGTCGCCACGGCCGCGGGCCTCGCGCGCAGTGCGATGGCGCTGGCTGGTCCCGTCGCGATCGGCGCGGCCGTCGGGCTGCCCATCGCGCGCGCCACTGAGAACAGCGACTGGTTCCGCCGCGCCGAGTCGCATAACCCGCTGGCGCACAACCCGGTCAGCGAGTGGATCAACCGGCACACCCCCGTGTGGCTCGGTGGGGACCCGGCCGACTCGCACGGCGACATCACCTCGCATGCCACCGGCGGGCCCCTGCGCGCCCCTGGGCCGAAAGGCCAAGACTCCGCGCTGTTCTGGGGGGCTGACGGCGAGCACGTCCTAACCGCCGACGACGTCGACGCGATGGGCGGCCACGGCGGCGTCTACGCGATGCGCGCCGCCCTGCACCGCGGGGACGGCGGCCCGATCGGCCGTGACGGCAGCCCGACGTCGCGCCTGTACGCCGCGGCCGACACCGAGCCGCTCGACGAAGACCTTAAGCGCATGGAGCGCCTGCAGGCCGAGGGCAACGAAATCCAGGCGCGCATCGCCGACGACCAGAAGTCCAACGATCCTGCGCGCCAACGCGAAATCCCTTGGCTTGAAAAGAAACTGGACGAGATCAAGCGCGAACTCGGCCGGGTCGGCGCAAAGGGCGACAGCGGCGCCGGCAGCGGCGGCAGCGGGTCGCCGTTCATGCCGGTCAAGCTCGACGACAACTGGCTGCGAGGCGGCCTGCCGGGGCTGGCGCGCAACGCCGTCGGGTTCCTGGAGGACCTGGTCCTCGGGCCGCTGGAGGTAGCCGCGTTCGGTGGTGTGCCGGGCGCCGGCGGCAAGCGCGGCGCGTCTGGCGCAGCAGGCCCCTTCGGGTTCGGCGCGCCCGGCGCTGTCCCGGAGATCGGGGGCGCTGCGGGAACCCCCGGCTCCCCGGTCCCGGTCTTTGTCACCAACTGGGGCGGCGCCGGTGGTCCGGGCGCCGGCATGGGAGGCGGTCCGGGCGGCGCACCGGGCAGGGCGGCCCCGAGTGGGGCTGCGGGAATCGGAGGGGGCGCGTCCGCAGGCGCCGTTCCCGGAACCACTCCTGGCGTCCCCGGAAACAGCAGCGCCGGTACAGCCGCCGTTGGCCCGGGCAGTGCAACCACCGTTGGCCCGGGCAGTGCAACCACCGGGGACTGGGGGCTCCCCGGCGGCGCCACCGACAGTGAGAAGTGGCTGCTCTCCCACCTGGCGGCGGCCGGGTTCAGCGCCGGCGAAATCCGCGGGATTCTCGCCATGAACCGGGTCGAGTCCGGCGGCAGCGACATGGGGATGCTCGGCCTCACCCAGGGACAGGCCCCGACCCGCAGCGACAAGCTTGCGACCTTCCTGAACCAGTGGCGCCACCCGCAGGGCAGCGGCTACCACGGACCCCCCGGCAAGAACGGCCGGCCTCCCGGCGTCGACGCGAACGGCAACGTCGTCGACTCGGATCAGTTCCTAGATTGGCTGTCCGGCGCCGTTGAGGGACAGGCCGGTCTGGCCCACGACTGGCAGGGAAACGCGCAGCCGTCCGATTACCGCCAGCGCGTCCGCTACCAGTACAACCGGATTCGACCGCCGGTGGTGCCGAGCGCCGCGCCGGTGGGGTCACACACCGCCGCGCCGGCGCCGGCGGACAGCCCCGTCAGTGCCATCGGGATATTCCCCCCCGACCTTGTGGCCGAAGGGCAGCGGCGCGGATGGATCGACGCGAACGGGAACATCAAGCCGGGAGCAGGGCAGCTACCGCTGTCTCTCGG